TCGCCTGTTACTAAAGTCTGTATGGGTGAGAGCGTTCAATCGCTCAGACAGCTCGTGAAAAGATACTCGACCGCAACTTGTTTCGGTCCCTCTGGAACACTAGCTTTTCACCTCGATTATATCCATCCCATGTTCCCATTATACAGAGGAACAGCACCCGCTGCAGTCCATACAGCAGGGGGTCCAATCGCGTACAATTATTATGATATGACATTGCTCAATTATATTGTACCCGCTTTTACAGGATGGCGAGGTAGCATCAGAGTTAAAGTGATGCGCGCCAATAATTATAACTGGAGTTCCTACCAAGGAATCTACAGGCTTGGCGTGCCACGCTCTGGTGCACGAGTGCAGTTAAACGCGTTTAGTGATATCTACACGGCTGATCAAAGTCAGACGCCGTACGATAAAAGATTTTTCACACGCGGTCTAGCTGCAGGAGGAATGCTTGTTGATGGTAAGGCTAACTCTGCATGCTGTGCAGAGATACCCTTCCAGGTGCCATATCGCTTTGCACCTGCCAAACGCTCTGACGTTAATGACGCAGGCAATCCATTTGTACCCTGTTACAAGTTCATCGCGGACGCGAAAGTCCCATCTGCCAATAGCACATCATTCCATATGATGTACGCTGGTGGAGAAGATTTTACTTGTTTCTGGTTTACAGGCGCACCGATCATGAAGTACCAAACTACTGATCCTGCGCCACCATAAGAGTGCTTTACGCACTACGACCCAATACTACTCTACATCAGAATGAGTAGCAATCCACTGTCTGGTCCAGTGGTGAGGGGGGTCTTAAAATATTCTCTTAGACAGGGGCACGATTCGTCGTACCGCCCTACAATTTAGTTAACAACAACCAAAGGTTTGTTGTGTAGTTTTTTGTGGGCGTTACGATGCCCCTAAAATCTGCACAAATTTACTTTGGCCACAGTTTTCCAAGTTGTCAGTCTGCAGCGTGTCTAACACGCGCTTCAACTTAAAGGAAGGTTTTACACCTTGATCGTCAGGTGGTTTTCGAACCCCCTTCCTTTTTGCAGGCCTAAATAGCG